CGTCAGGCAGTGTAGAACCAAACATTAACTGCAAACCATAGTACATACAGGCGGTTTCCTGAGTTATGTAGATAATCGGATTTTCTTCAAATAGGCAATCCTTATTGGACTGCTGTAATGAAATATATCCGGTATACTTATCTGCCTTACTCTGGTTCTCCGGGAGATAATACATTTCTGCATTTACAGTGGTGTAGTTGTGTGCAAATGAAGCGTACTCCTGTTTTGCAGTCTCACTCTTTATATTCCGAACATGGGAATACTCTGTCTCTCCGTTGCACGTTATGTCGTACTCCGGTGCGAATGAGGATTTAATTTGTGGTCTGCCGTACCGGTTCTGCGATAGTACGCATCTGCAGGCATTGGCAATAATCTGTAATGCCTCTTTGTGTTTTACCCTTGGTATTGGGTTTTTGGTTTTTGACTTTTTGAGGTATGGGTCAATGTAATACTCTGTAATTCCTGCGTCTTGGAATATCAGTTCTGCCGCATGATAATATGTGATTCCTGCCGGAGCATAACACCCCTTGTAATATTCCTCATCCATGTTTCGGAAGAGATCCTGGCATCGTATCGTTGCGGAGTAATCATCACTTTCCCATGCGCTACACTGTAGCTTTGCGCCTCTTATCCATTCGATTGTGTCTGAGTTCGGTAGCTGATAGCCATACCAGACATACATCTCCTGACCGGTCTCCAAAAAGTTGATTACAGAGTTCGGATTGTCAACGTTAAAATACTGATCGTAGTTCTGCAACTTAACCATGAAATCTATTTGCGGAACATCCTCACAAATCGGGGATATGTAACTGTCTAATTTAGAATCCATAATGTCCTCGTTGTAGTACACGAGACCGTAACCCAACTGGATTGAATATATCCTCAGTCTGGAATATGGATTTTTCATCTCATAGAAGATGAATTTGATATAGGTGGTATTCTCTAATACCTGTTCTGTACTAAACTCTGACATATCATTGTCGGTAATCTCTATTCGCTGCCCGCTACTTGTCAGAATGTCAAAGCGTGTAGGATAAACCTCTCCAAAATTGATAGTCAGACCTTTAATGTCTGTTGCCACAACATTCAGTTCGATAAGCAGCTCATATCCACTTTTTGGAATCAAAGGCTTGCTTATCAAACCGGTGTCGTAGTAGTTGCCGGATGTATTCTCTCTTGGAAGAAAATACATAGATCCGTCAACCTTTGTGAAATCATGTTCGAGTGTGGCATATACAGTGTCCTCTTTTCGCTGACCGAATAAGCCGGTCTGCTTTGAGTAATAGGCAAAATTGTTTCCCATGACGGTTGCGTTGGCCTGTGCTTCCTGATTTACCAGACCGAATGAAATCATCATATATGACCGCTCTCTGAGAGAGCTTTTCATGCTTGCCTTGTATTCATTTGATACTTTCTGCATACGCCATCACTCTCCACAATCAATAAGGTTTACTTTGCAACTCTGATAGGTAATTGGATTTCCGTCTGTATCAATCCAATATGGTTCTGCCGTCCTATCTCCGGGGTACATCTTTATTGTTATTTTTTTCATAGTGACCGGATCTGGGAAAGTGACATATACGAAAAACGCACTCAGCACCGTAAGCATCCGGCTCCACTCTGCTGCCGTCAGCCACGGCCATTCCAGAGTGTCGAGTTTGTACTGATCTCGCCCAACTCTCTGCCCTACGACCGTACCGTTGGCATTTCTTCCAGCATCCACCATTGTAGATACAGTTGGCTTTGCCCCACGTTTAGGAGGGGGAAAGTCATAACCATTTACTGATATATAAGCCATTCCATATCCCTCCTTTACGCTCCTTGGAAGCTGTAACCGTTGGCATTGCGCTGTGTGGTTACTGCATCCGTAACTGTCTTTCCACCGATTTCAACAATCGTCTGTTCTTTCTTATCAGCCTGTGTCTTGGTGTTCTTTGAAATCTCGCTCACAGCGGTTGTTATTCCGAGATCATCCAGAGCCTCTTTGATAGCTTCTTTCAGACCGCCGCCGGAATTAAGCGTTGCCTGCACGGTTCCGTTTGTAGATACCTCCCTTGTCACACGCTGCACGATTGCTTCATTCGTGAAATCACTTCCATAGTTGTTGCTGTACTCTTTTAATGCACTGTCATTGATTTTCAGACGTGTTCCGAGGTTCACGTCCATATCAGTGAATGAGTCCGCCCAGGAAGTGACAATTCCTTTTGTTTTCTCTCCCTCTTTCTCTACGCCGATGTTATATCCCTCTACGGAATATGCACCTAACTGTTTGAATACTCTGGACGGAGAGTTAATATCCAGCTTATCTTTGAACCATGAGATGATACTGCTGCCCCACGATTCAATGTTGTTTTTACAGGTGGTGTACAGATTTCCTATACCGTTCTTGAAACCATCTACCACGTTTTTTGCAATGTCATACCACTTGTCATAAGAACAGGTATTTGTGAACCACGTTTTTACATTAGAGGCCCATGTGGTAATGTTGCTCTTGCAAGTCGTATAACTGTTTCCGATTTTCGTTTTGAAGCCGGAAATAATGTTCTCTGCATAGGTACTCCACTTAGAACTATTGATGCCTCCAAAACCGTTATCAGAGAACCACGTTTTGAGGTTTGAAGCCCATGTTGTGATATTACTTTTCGTATCTGTGTACGACAGTCCGATTTTGTTCCTGAAACCAGTTATGATATTTCCTGCATAAGTGGTCCATGTGGCATTGTTGATATTTCCGAATGAAGATCCAGAAAACCAATCTTTCAGGCTACTCGCCCAAGTAGTAATGTTGTTCTTTGTGGTGGTATAGGTGTTTCCTACCTTTTCCCGGAAACCGGAAATGATATTGTTTGCGTAGGTCTGCCAGGTGTTGCTATTGATGTTTCCAAAACCGCTGCTCGTATACCATTCCTTAACTTTGCTCGCCCAGGTTGTGATGTTATCTTTTGTAGTGGTGTATGTGTTACCCACCTTTGTTTTGAAACCAGTGATAATATCATTTGCGTAGGTGGTCCATGTACCGTTATTCACTCCGCCGAATGAAGAACTATTAAACCATTCCTTTGCCTTTGAGGCCCATGTGGTAATATTGTCCTTGGTCTGTGTATAGGCATTTCCCACTTTCGTCTTGAAGCCGGAGATAATGTCATTTGCATATCCGGTCCATGTTTCCATGTTGACCCCACCAAATGATGAATTGTTGAACCACTCTTTGGCCTTAGCAGCCCAAGTCGTGATGTTGTCTTTCGTGGTGGTATAAGCATTGCCTATCTTGTCCTTAAAGCCGGTTATGATGTTCTGACCGTGGGTTTCCCAAGTCTCTTTGCAAATCTTTCCAAAGCTCGTACCTGAGAACCAGTCATTGACCTTTCCGGCCCACTCCGTAACTTTTGCTTGGCAGTCTGAGAATTTCTTTCCGATGCCTCCATTGAAAGCAGTGACAAGATTGCTTCCAAGTGTGCTGAATACGGTTGAATCGGATGAACCGCCTATGCCAAATATTCCTTTGACAACATCTGTCACATTTCCGAAACAACTCAACGCTGTCTGCAATGGTGCTGGCAAAAGGGATTTAGATATTCCACCAAGCAAGCCACTGACTATTTTCTCTCCGACAGTGTTTATTTCTCCATCATCAGATCCAATTCCAAACTTCTTTGATATTCCCTCAACAATGCTTGTTTTCAGTTCATTCCAAATGGCAGTCCATGATACCCATTTGAACATATTCTTGAATGTCCACTTTGCTGCAAATACCTTAAAGACTGTTTTAAGTATTGTGTCCCAGTCAATCTCGGACATTGCCGTTCCTACGCCCTTTAGAAGTTCGTACCAATCCACCTCATCTATCAAAGTGTTAATCAGTGTGCATACACCAGATATAAGGGAATTGATTGTGCCTCCGGCTTCTTTCCAGTCGATAGTCTTAACTGCCTTGTTTATCGCGCTCGCAAAGTCACTTCCGATTTTCTTGAAATCTATCTTTGCAAGGAATTTTCCAAGACCGCTGAAAAGTGTCTTGATGCTGTTGCCAAGCGTTGTGCCTACAAGATTCCAGTCGATCTCCGTAATTGCGGTATTTATATTTGTTCCAAGACCCTCACAGAAAGTATCGAAACCGTCTTTGATGGTATTCCAATCGAGTTTTTTCAGTGCTGTGTTGACACCGTTTGCAAAGCTCGTAGCAATATCTTTCCATGGGAAAGTCTTTGAGAAATTCAGTACGGCAGTAAATACACCATTTACAAAACCGGCGAATGTTTCTCCAATGCCAACATAATCAATTCCGGCTATTGCATTGCCAAGCAGATTGCCGATTGCGGTTCCGAGTGAAGCCCAATCCAATCCCGTAACGAATGTCTTTGCAAAAAGGATTGCTGAGTTTATTGCATTGGAAATTGCTGTTCCAATTTTCTTCCAGAGATCTTCTGTCTGCAGGGCGGCGTTAATTGCATCTACGATACCCTGTGCAAGTCCCTTTGCGGTGTTATTTATCAGAGTCCAGTCAAGAGTATCTAATGCACCAATGATAAGATCTGCTATTGCCGTTCCGAGACTGCTCCAATGGAAGTTTTCTACAAATGAATCAACGAACTCAAATGCAGAGTTAATAGCTTGCGCTATTGTCACACCTATTGATGTGAATAATCCGGGAGTTTCAAGGAAACCGTTCAGGAATGTGGCGATGCACTTTGCAATCTTTCTCAGAGACGCTTTGATACCGTCCCACGGAATGTTATCGAGAGCTTCTTTCAGTTTCTCCCCGAACATTCTTCCTACATCGTAGAAATCAGCTTCATCCCAAGCATCCTTAATCATCTGTGCAAGATTTTTGTACTTATCCGCAATCTCGTCTGTTTCATAACCACTTCCATCGGCTCCGCTGTTGCTTCCGCTGCCACTTTTATCATCACTCAGGATGTTAAGCTCATCTATGCCGGTGGTAAGGTTCTTTGCCGCCTTTGCAGCACCGTTTAAGGAATCTGTGTAATCTTTATTCTGTTTTATCGCCTTGGTGTAGAACTTCTTGCCTGTAAGAGCTGAGAAGAACTGCGCCAATGCGTTTGTTGCTGCAATGAGCTTCTGAATCAGGTAATCCAGAATTGGAGTAACCACATTCAGTATTGGTTCAAATGCAGTTGTCAGCGATGCTCCAAGCTGACGTAAATCGTTGTAGAGCAGATTTACGTTTTTGTGAAACTCTGTTCCGGCTCTTTTTGAATAAATAACAAGGTTATCGAATCCTGTTTTTACGAGTTCAAATAGGTGCGTAAACATTGAACGTAATAACATGAACGTTCCAAGTCGGATGATTGAGCCGAGTTTCTTTGCAAATGCACCGGATTGTTTTTCTGAAAATCCAAGGCTCTCTCTCACTCTCTTTTTGAGTTCCTTGAATTTATTTATAATTGCAGCAATCCCAGAACGGATTTTGTTCACTACCGTTTTCACGGCAGAAATGATTTTTTGTGTCTCGTTCTTTACAGCATTAGCCACTTGCCTTTCCGCATTGATGATTGCAGTAAGGATTGTCAGGATAATACCAATAATCGGTATTGCCGCCTGAACGGCTTCAAGACCTACTGCCATAGATTGGAATCCGGCGTTTGCCGCCATGCCGCCAGTCTCAATAGCCGGAAGTATTGACGCAATACCATTTAGTAAAGAAGAAAAGGCTCCAAGTCCGCATTTTTGTGCCGCATCTCCGATGGATTTAATGGACTTTGCCACATCTTCCATATTCTTAGGAGACTGAGACACCGTTTCCTTAAACTGCTTGAACTGTTCTTGCGCCTGTCTCAGACCGTTTACTGCTTCCTCATACTGTCCGGTATCAAACCGAATTTTGCCACTCTCCATGCCGCTGATAGTGGCTTTATATTTGTTGATCTGATCTATGAGCTGCTGAATCCGCTGGTTTGCAGAATTTGTATTTGTCTGGTTTAGACTTCCGTTAAGGGCTTCCTCTCCTGCTGCTGCACTTTGCCCTGCGGCTCCAAGCTGACTTTCTTCCTGCGCTAACCGGCTCGCCGATGTTGCTGCACCGTCCATAGCCGCCTGTGCCTCTTCGGCTGCCGTTGCAACTCCCTCTGTGGATGCTGCTGCCTCCTGACCGTTTTCCAGTGGTTTTACACTTCTACGGGCAGCTCCCTCAGAGTCAATTCTGATGCTGACTTTGTTGTTTGAACCAAGGTTGCCAAGTGCGGAACTGACCTCTTTTACTGTGTCAGCAACCTCTCTTAATTTTGCAGTATCAATTCCTGACAAAGACTTAATAGAAGATGCTATGCTTCTCATACCGCTACCGGCATTTTTGAGTTCGTCTCCCATTCCTGAGAAACCTTTCATTGCATCAACTATCTGTTTAAGTTTTTCTGTATCTATACCCTCAGTGATTTTCTTCATTGAGGTAAGAGCTTTTGTAACTTTATCAATACCACCGTCTGCCTTATCAGTGGTGGCTCCTATTTCCAATAAAATGCTATCGACTCTGTTATCAGGCATTTTGCCACCTCACTTCGTAAAACCCTGTCCGTGGGTGGTATTGTTTGTCCGTAAAATAAGAAAACATGGGGAACTGCGCCGGACTTGCGCTGTTTCGGTTCGTCAACCTA